TTGTGCGTTGACAAGTCATTGTTGTCTGCTATAATTAATGCAAACACATGTTCGTATTATAACACGAACAAATGAGATGTAAAGCGCGATTGAGGGGAGAATAGAATGCAGGTCTTGTATATGTACATGCCGGAGCTGCCGCACACGCGGCATATCATCGTTGGTGAGAAGCACATTATAAACACCGCCGCGCCGGAGTCCACGATATTTCATAAGATTACGCGGAGAGAATGCGCAAATCAGGAGATGACGAGCAATAAACTGCGGGTAGGTAAGAAATTTCACTTCGGGAGTTAATACACAAATAATACACAAAATATTTTGCAAAAAGCCTTGACTAGTGTGTAAAGAGTGTGTATAATATAAACATAAGGAGGGCAGACAATGAAGAGACGGGATTTGATAAAACTGCTCGAATCAAACGGATGGTACTTCAAGAGAGAGGGTGGCAATCACGACATTTACACAAACGGCACGGATTGCGAACCAATCTCAAGACAGACCGAAATCAACGAAGTATTAGCAAAGAGGATCATCAAGCGGCGGGGGCTGAAATAAGCCCCCACCCATCCTCCAAAAATAGACAGATAAACAGAGAGACAGTTAAACAGTAGACAGGAGGTCACAAAAATGAAAGCGGTGTACCCAGTTGTGTTCACTCACACGGGCGAAGACGGATATGTTGCACATGTGCCGGATATGGATATCGACACGCAGGGCGCAACTTTGGCGGAAGCAATTGAAATGGCACGTGACGCAATCGGATTGATGGGAATCGATATGCAGGATAGTAAAAAAGAGATCCCGCAGCCGTCGAAACTGGAAGACGTTGCACACGAGGCGGGCGAGATCGTCTCACTGGTCGATATCGACTTTGCGGCATATCGCAGGGCGAACGATCGCAGAACGGTGCGCCGTAATGTGTCGTTGCCGTCTTGGCTGGACGAGGAAGCAACGAAAGCAGGTATTAATGTATCAGCTGTGTTGCGTTCAGCACTGGAACGTGAACTTGAAACAGTAAAGGCATAAACAACGAGACAAACGAAAGCCCCCGCAAACGCGGGGGCTTTTTTTATGCTTTCTTATCTGTCTGCTGTGTGGTGGCTTGTGATTCGTGAGCGTCTAAATACTGGTTGGTGATGCGCTCGATGCGTTCGTGCTCTGTCTCGTCAATCTCGGCGTTGCGGTAGCTGTCGGCGGCGATCTTCCGGGCGACTTCAACAGCCATGCGCTGGAGTTCAGGCGGCATTTCATAGACTCCGCGGACAAGTGCCATCTGATAATCGCTCAACCTATACTTTTCTTTCATTTCAGCGGCAAAGACTTCGCCGTTATTTGAAAGCATTTCTCCTTCACCAGTGCGGAACCACATCTCGTTGATTCGGTATTCCTTACAAATATGGATCAATGTTTGCTCCGCGACGGCATGAGTATTGTTTTCATATCCACCAATTGCGGACTGGCTTAATCCAACACGTTTACCGAAGTCAGTCTGATTTAGTTGGTAATAACGCCGCACTACGCGTATACGGTCGCCGATAGTCATAACTATGCCTCCAATGCTTACTTCACGCAGAGCATATCACACAAAATACCGAGATGCAATATTTTGCAATCAAATACATTGACAAAAATAACGAGATACGGTAATATAATACCGAGAAGCGGTAAAACGCACCGAAAGAGACGGGAGGGGGATAAGAAAATGCTAAACAACAAGAAGGTGAAGAAGCTGGCGACCGAGATTGTAAACATTCTGGCTAAAGAAAGAGCCAGCCATGAAGAAGCGAGACAAGCGCTCATCATGGCTGGGGAGAAAATCGGCGAGCATTCGGTTATTTTTGCTGTTTCTCAATCTTCTGTAGAGCCTGAGACGAATTGATATCAGCAATGAGTTTTAATCTTAGCAAACAGTCATCATTGCCAGCGTACAACCGGCAAGACGTGACACAACCAGACGGGTTACCGGTTGCCATCGTTAAGGGACAAATTCTACCAGCCATTATGATCACCTCCTTTCGAGGAGAATTTTAACAAACAACTATCCGAAAGACACGGAAGGGGGAACAAACATGGACATTCGAGAAGCAGCAGACAAGGCAAACGTCAGCGGAATGATGATGCGAAGAACATCATGGCCAAAGAGACTACGAGTCAAACCAACAAACGAACCGTTGAAAGGTTGCATGATATTTGATGGAGTAAGACCTCCTGCAAAGATGTTCGCATTTAAGTTGGATGATTTGATTGCAGGTGACTGGGAAATCACGTCTTGCTGATAAGAAGGTTGGTTAATACATTGCTTGCGACTTGCGTAATGATATCGATTGATATCGCACCAACCTTTGACAGAGTGGATTTTGTACTTTCCCAAATTGTCGTCGGCTTAATATGCTCTAGAAACTCATGCCCTGAATAGGTAATGTAATTGACGACATAATCGCACACTCCAGAATCAGCGTCGAGTGATGATGCATTGATTAACCCAGCCTGTTCTAGGTTAAAAAGAGCGTAATAGATGTCTTCGTGTTTGTATTCTGGCAAGTTGGTATATAAACACGAAATATCAACTTCTTCAAATTCGATGATGCCGCTCTCTGATTCATTTATATAGTCAATCGATTCAATAAACAAAAGCGCATCGCGGACGCAATCATAATTCAATTTCAAATAGAACACCACCTTTCACGGTGAGTTTACCACAAAAGGAGATACAACGCCATGAACAAAGACAATTTGGAAGGAGCTGCCACCGAGCAGGATCAGGCGGCAAATATTGCCAGCGAATCCGAGCTTGCAGCAGAAGCGGCGGCGGCAGTTATGAAATCCCTTTCGCCGGGGTCGCGCATGTACTATCAGGGATTTGTGCAGGGACTGCAAGCGGCAGAGGAAGCAAAAAAGGCGGGGTAAAAACCCCGCCAAAGAACTGGTTTTAGAAAAAACTGTTGACTACTAAATAATAATTCGCTTTTTGTGCTTAGTTGTGTAGTTCTTTATGTTTTCATACGTTAATTCATGTAAATCGAGTTTGGTACTAATCTTTGACGATCCTGTATAGACTACTGCGTTAAGTCTTAAGATTTCTTTCCCGCTGATTAGTTTAAATAGATCGTCTGCGAAAGGGAAAATGAACGATACGTCGCAAACCGACCCTACATCCATAAAGAGTGGAAGTTCAGCTTTTTTACAGTAACGATACTCAAGTGTTCCTCCATTTCCATCATCAAAACTCAATACAGGAATTGGAGCTGGATAGTATTGAAAAGCGAACAATTTTTTATGTTTTAAAACAACCTGCCTTATTGATAACGGGGTTCTTCCAATGTTAGAAAGCCGAAGATTTATAAGAACCGAATGGTCTGATTGATATTCAGGAATATGTCCCCAGAATCCATTCAATTCTGGGTCAACTACACTAACAACGATTTTTGGAAGTTCGGAGAGAATTTTATAGAAATTTATGAGTAACCCTGCAACACCGGTAACACAGCCAATAATAGCAATAATTATCGTAGTTTGATCATTCATTTTCACACCGCCTTTCGCGGAGATTATACCACAAGCCACGGAGGTACCCAAGATAGAAACCGTTGAACGCCTAGAAGCAGTCCCTGTTCTCGAGGTTGCGAAAGTCCTCGGGATCGCACCTATGAAAGTAATGGCGGCTATGTAAAATCATACTCTCCTGAACGGCTGCGTTTGCACTAAGGATCAAAGTATGAGGAACGTATTGTTATCATACGCACACGCGGAAGTAGTGGAAAGCAAGAGAACCATAACGTTAAGTAGATGCATTTCACGGTCACTCGCTCAAAAAATTAAATGAAAGGGGGCTGGCAAGATGAAAAAGACCTGAGCGCAATGAACGCATTTCCTCCGTAGTTTTTTTGCAAAGCGTCAACGTCGGCGCTTTGCGATGGGTTGAGAGAGAGGCGGACGCAATCCGTAGGCGGTGAGATGCCCACCGCCCAGCCCGTCGCAAAACGCCGAAAGGAGAACCCACATGCAAATACCACTGCGGTTAAAGATCACTAGCGGGATTACCGCACAGGCCGAGGACTACAGCGCAGATGGGATCGAAAACCCATACAGGCTCACGGCGTTCATCCCGACGCAGAGCAGAAAGCCGAAATATCGACCAGTGCAATTTACATTCGATTCGATAGATGCGGCAACGGACGCGCTCTACAACCTGACATACACCGGGAAGAAGCTGAAAGACTACGCAAGCAAGCTCATCGAGCCGGACAACGAGAGATACATACGCAACCTATAACGATGGAGGATGTGCAAAATGCCTTTTCGAATTTCAGAAGACGATAAACGCGCCGCCAAGGTTCTCAACAGTGGGAGCATGGACGGCGCGCGCGCGTACTGCGAGAAGGTGGTACGCGATATCGACAAAAAGGGCACGCACGGGCGTATCGACAATATTCTACCGCTTGCAGAAGCAGCAGCCACATATCAAGAGATCGCCGCCGATCCCGCGTCTTCCGATGAGGGAGAGAAGGAGCAGCCGCACGAAAATTTCATGAACGCACTGTTTCAAGGAACGCGCGCGGAAGTCTTGCAAAGTGGATGCTGGAGGTGCGAGCGGGACGTGTGCCGGCCTTTTGCCGGGGCGGTCAGCATACGCCACGAAGGGGACAGGCATTATCTCGTTTTCACGGACGCGAGCGGCAATAGTACCGAATATCGCATTTGGTTCTGTCCATATTGCGGAAAGAAGTTTTAAGGAGGAGTCAACCTATGTGCAGACCTCAGATCGGAGCTGACGGATGGGAAAGGCCGAGAGACAACATCTTCACGCGGTACCGCCTGCGCCGAATCGTGCGCGCGCTGGGGCTGAACGAGCTTTACGATTGGCAACGTATCCATGTTTTCGGGTTGCTTAGCGATCTGCCGAAAGGGAGCGGAATAGGGAAAACAACGGCATGCCTGGTCAATCTACTGATGTGGTACCACGGCGCGATCGACCGAAAAGACGTCCTATGCGCGCGAGTCCTCGGAGACCCCGACTATTACGCCGCAAGCAGAAGAAGCCGAAACTACTACTTGGCAGAGATCGAGTGGGCGCACGCGCAGTGCGTCGCGCACGGCATCCGGGTATTCAAGATTGTGCCGGAAGAACGGAAACGGTGGTGGAGACCGTGAGCGAGACAGAGCAAGAGAGAATTAAGCGCGTCAGTGAGGAGCTTAGGCAAGATAAGACTTGGAACGATCGGCTGCTAACGGAACTAAGGCGAGCAGAATATAAGCTTGGGGAGAATGCGCCAAAGTGGGGAACCGGGCATGAAGCCGATATCTGTAAGCGAGCATATAACCGAATTCAGGCATTGAGCGAAGAGAGACAGAGGCGCTTGACACCGAGACCGTGCCGCAAAAGGACAGCGACGGTGCCGATAAGAGCAACCAATGGTGGAATATTCGGAAAGGGAACAACGATTTGGTTCTGCCCTGAATGCGGGATATTCAACACACCGACACACAAATTTTGTTGGAACTGCGGACAAGCACTATCTTATGACCTGCCCGTGGAAAAGACGAAACGCGCAGAGGAACCATTTGTTCGTAGTGAGGCGTGTCAGCGATGCGAAGACAACGAAAAGTGCCTGTGGGACTTAGACGCTATATGTCATTGCTGCAAGCCGAAGAAAGCCGATAAAAAAGACAGCCTACGGGCAGAAGGAGATGTGCAAAGTGAAGGTCAGTAAGGTAGCGCAGCTGTGCAAGGCAGAGCGAGATATCACGCTCGTCAATGTGCAGGAAGAGGGCGAGAAGACAATGCAATGGGTCGGAACCATACACGCAATATACCCGCTATACGGGTTGCGGACAATGGACAAAGCCCAACTCTTCACGATCTTTGATATCACCGATAAGCAGGCAAGCAAAATCACGTTTACCGAGACCACGGCGGACAAAATCGCCTATCGCCTTGATACGCATGATTTCACCGAGAAAGGGATTCAGCCGCTCCATGTAAGCATCGCAGTCGGCGGGAGCGTATACGTGCCGTTCGACACTTCCAAAGGCCTGCGGCTGGTCGACCGTGTCTATCTCATGGCGATGACGAAAGAGGTCGAGTTGCTTTCGTACTGCGAGCGGCAAATGACAGATGGCAAGATTTACATCGTCGCCCGGATGGGAATGCTGATTGTCGGCGTAGTTGCGCCGAGATTCAACGCAGGCGGGGATGCGGATTTATTGAAGTTTGCAAGCCTATTTGCAGACCGTATGGGCTATGCCTGGATGATAGCCGATGCAGAAAAGCGCGCGCGGGATTGCCAAGAGAACGGCGAGCAGCTGGTATTGGTAAACACAGAGACGGGTGAGTTGCTGGAGGATAGCGCGGACGGGACGGAAGAAGGGTATCGAACCGAATTCCACGGTGTATCGCAGGAAGGGCAGGCAAGCTTAAAGGTAACCATGTTGGATTGCGCAGAGCAGACCGAACAGCCTGACAAGATCGTCGTGGCACTGCGTGAGGACGATGATGGAGGTGACGCGGCATGAGCGAACAAGGGTTGATCCATAAGTACAACGTTTACAAGGCGGAAAACGGGGAACAGGTCACAGATTGCTTTGTCTTGCGTCCTGAAAAAGATGACGCGGCGAGAATAGCACTTCTGGCTTATGCCAAAGCTACACCGAATGTTGCACTCGCGCAGGATATCTATTCATGGATGCTTCACTCGACCGAAAACAAGCTTGATGACGAGTTCCGACTCCATTTCTTCTACTGTGACAGTGAAGACTCGTATTTGCTGGGTGAACGGAAAGGAACCTTCTACTATGCGCACTGGAGTCCTCGGCTGGGGTTCGTGTGGGACACGTCGCGAAACCTGCCGTGGGGTGAACACATCGTGTCGCATGGGAATGCGTGGAAAGAGCACACATATCCAAGCGAGCCGAGGATAATCAGTCGAGACGAATGGTTTAAAGGGTTCATTGCGCAGCAAGCGGCACTGCTTAACCAGCCAAAAACAAGCAGTGAATTGCAAAAAGCTAAACAGAAGTTTCTACAGGTACTAGGTGAAACATTCGGATTAGATAAACTTTGCAACTGGATTGTAACCGTTATAAACAAAAGAAAGATCAGCAAACAATAGCATTTTCATCAGGGAAGGAGGGCGCGACTATGGAGCAGAGCATCAAGGTTTTGAAAAATGAATACCGCTATGCGCTGCTGCCGCTGGTCGCGCCCGAATCGCGCGTGTACACGCTGCTGGAAGCGTGCGCCGTGCTCCAAACATCGAAATCGACCATGCTGCGGTTACTCGCGGCGGGTGAAATAAAAGGATTCAAGCTGCCTAACACGCAGCACGGACGCTGGCACATAGCCGAGAGTGCGATTGCCGCATATATCACCGCCCGGACGGAGGAGGTGAACGAGGCATGAATTGTACGAAATGCGGAAAGCGGATTCTTTTCATGAAGACGCAAAACGACCGAACAATGCCCGTTGATGAGCAAATGGTGTACGTCGTGCCGGATGACAGCGCTCGACTACTTGCGGTCACACGTACCGGGTATTCATTCCATGCGCGGCTTGCAAACGCAGGGGACAAGGATGCCAGAAAAGCGCATCTGACGCACTGGGCAAATTGCAAGAAGCATACTCCGAACCACGTGCAAGCGGCACGGGATGAGTACGACAGGCGGCAGGACGAAGTGATTGACAACAAGCTCGCTTTTCAGCGCAAACGCTACGAAGAAGCGCGACGGATCGAGCGGCAAAAGCGTGAGCCATCAGAGGTGGCCGAGCAGATGTCGTTGTACAGCTATTTATGAGGAATATGAATGAGCATCAGTAAATTCGACTCATCGCCAAAGACGCAATCGCTTTGCTGGTCGTGCGTCCGCGCTCGACCGATTCCGGGCATTGGTTGCTCTTGGTCGCGATGTTTCCGCCCGGTTACAGGGTGGACGGCAGACGAGACAACTATAAGGAGTTCACGGAAAAGCGGAACCATCGAATATAAATCTTTCCGCGTCCGAGCGTGCCCACTCTATATCGAAGAGAGAAACGTACAGGCCGACGAATTTGTGTTTGAAGAACAGATGGCATAACGCGCTGCGCGCGGGAGGACAAGACCATGCCGGAAGCATCCTACAGTTTCAGCAAAAGTCATTTCATGCGAATTGACGTGGACGAGATCAAAGGCCGGAAAACGCCGATTTTCCGCATTGCGGAGATAACCACGCTTGGAGAGCTGGGCGAAATTAGGTGGTATACACCTTGGCGTGCGTTTTGTTTCTTTCCAGAGGGCAGTTGCGTATTTGACAGCGGATGTCTCGCAAAGATTGTGGAGTGGGTACGGGCAGCGAACGAGCAATACAAGTTTACTAAGAAGAAAACCTATTTACGCAGAGATTGACGCAAGGCAATTTCATGCAGGGAAGAAGTATCGTATTCATCAATATTTCGAATATGTAGCTTTTTCACACCGTTGCTTGAGAAAACAGTGAAATCAATGCTTGCGTTATTTTCGAAAGAGAAGAGATCGTTTTTGCTACCCCAAAAATAAATGACGACAGTTTTTGCTTCTTTAGCTGGGATATTTATTGGTAATTCATCAGAAAAAATACGGTTACCGTTATCGTCTGATGTTATGAAACTTGGAAAGCGACTACAAAAAGTGCTCTGATTATTTGGAGATGTTAGTGAAACATCCGTTATTGAGATTGGCGTTGACGAGTTATTGCTTAGCACAACCTCAATGAATGCGTCAAAGATATCGGTAGCTATGGAGTAAATGCTTAAGGAAGGTTTTCTTCTGGATTCAAAGATAACAAATACAAACGTGAAAATTGAAAAAAGAATCGCACACAAAGACAACCAATCTGAGAGAGCCATAGTACACCGCCTTTCATCGGCGATTATACCACTAATTTTGGTTTTGAAACATACACGCAATACAATGCAGAAACGGAGAAGGTTATGAAAGAATCCATGAAAGCCCTATGCGCCGATATCGAAGCGGCAGGAGAAAAGGAACTCGCGCGCGCGGCTGCGAAGTTCGGGGAGACCAACAACAGCCCACACGAAAGCTACGCGGTCATCCTCGAAGAGTTCCGAGAGGCGCAGGACGAGCAAGCCGTATTTGAGTTCAACAATCTTGCTTTCTGGGAGGCAGTGAAGAAAAACAACCCAAGTGAACAGGTCGAGAGATTGACCGAGATGATGGAGGCGGCGCGAAACGCCGCAGCTGAGTGGACGCAAGCTTATGCGATGTGCGTCAAAGCACTCAAGAGAAAAGAGAACAACTAAGCAAAACCCGCTTCCTTATTTATAAGGAAGCTTTACTACAGGATAAAAATAGAACATGATTTCTGGTTTATTTGAACCTTGTATACGGTGATAACATCTCGGACTAAGTATGTAGAACGTACATACACACACCAACCAGAGAGTTGGCGTAGCCAGTAATCGCGAAGCGCGTTCCCCTAGCAGTAGTCGGTGGGCAGAGTGGGCAATGTGGATAAGTCTTACGCACCTTATCCACATTGTCTCACGCTATCCACCGACCAAGAACCACGACCACTCTGCCGGAGGTGAAAACCGTGAAAAAGCAACAGTACGTAGCAGACCGCTACGAGGCGATATATGACAAGGACACTCGCGAGGATTTTCTTGACGCAATCAACCACCCAAGCGTAAAGACCTACCGCAACAAAGCACAGTTCTGTGGGGACATCCTCGAAAGCGACGTTTGCGCAACGTGGAACGCAAAGAACCAGGCATCAGCGGCAAAAGCGGCTATGCGGGAGCAAAGCCCGGAGACCATCGAGAACAGAAACAACCGCAACGCCGAGCGCAGGATCACGCAGCTGCTCAACACAAATTTCAGAACAGGCGACTATGCCATGTATCTGACATTCCGCAATGAACCGAAAAGCTGGGACGAGGCACACAAAGCGTTGGAGTGGTACATAAAAGCACTGCGCAAGGCCTACAAAGCGGAGGGAAAAGAACTTTTTTACCTGTACGTCTACGAGTGTGCGAACAAGGACGGAGAAACAGTGCGCCAGCACTTCCACATTTTCATCAATGGCGATATTAACCGCGATTTTGCCGAAGACCTATGGCGAAAGAAATACGGGAAAGCCAATGGCACGAGGCTAGAGCAGGACGAATATGGGTTGACCGGGTTTGGTTGCTACGTTCTCAAAGCCCCGCGTGGGGTAAAGAACCTGCGCAGGTGGGCTGGCAGCCAAAACTTAAAAGAGCCGGACGTGAAGAAGAGCACACGGCTGCCATCCGGGCAGCGGCTCAGTAAAAAGCTGATGATGGATATCTTATCCGGCAAGAAAGACGTAAAAGAGGTTTTTGAGCGTGCATACAAGGGGTATATCTTCGTGGACGCGCGCACGAAATACAGCCAGTACGCCAGCGGCGTATATCTCTATGTGCGAATGCGCAAGATCAAACGAGAATGACAAAAAACAGAAAAGGATGTGCAGAACATGAAGACAATCTCAATCATCAACCTCAAAGGCGGAGTTGCAAAGACGGTCTCCGCAATCAACATCGCCGCCGTGCTCGTAAAAGAGCACCAAAAGCGGGTGCTGCTCGTCGATGCAGACAAGCAGGCGAACACGTCGAAATTCTTTGACTTGCATGACGAGGGAAAGCCAAGCCTGTCCGACCTGCTGACAATGCGAAACACTGCGCGCGAAATCATCCGACCAACGTCTATGCCGGGACTGGACGTTATTCCGGCAAACATGTCTTTGCTCGTCGCGGATAAACAAGTTCTGCTGGACGTGCAGAACCCGCAGCAGACCCGCTTGCGCGATGAGTTGGAGGAAGTGCAGGAAGACTATGACTTTTGCATGATCGACAACGCGCCAGACCTCAACATGACGGCGGTCAACGCTCTGGTTGCTAGCAACGATGTCATGATCCCGATCAAGATCGACCGTTTCGCTTTCGACGGAATGCCTATACTCGTGGATCAGATTAACCGTCTCAAAAAGTCGTTCAACCGTGATTTGCGAATTGCTGGATGTTTTGTGACGATCATGGAGCGCAACAAGGTTAACACGCAGGGTATCGACGTTCTGGATCGTCGCATGATCGCAGATTTGCCGATGTTCAAAACGGTGATCCGCAAAACGGTCAAGGTAAGCGAGATGACGTTTCTTGGCAGTGCGTTGATTGAATACGCGCCGAGGAGTACCGCCGCGCAGGATTACGTGCGGTTGGTCAATGAGTATTTGGAAATGTGCTAATAATTAGCACGCGAAAGGAGAAAGACGATGGCAAAGCAATCAGGATTCAGCATTTTGAGCACGCTTAACCCGCAGAGTTTGCCGGGCGAAGAACGCGCCGTAAATGAATTCGTCGTTGAGATGATCCCGCTGGAGGAGATCGAACCGAACGCGGACAATTTTTACAACACCGAGGACATCGAGGCTCTTGCAGAAGACATCAAGCAAAACGGTCTCATGCACAACATTGTGGTTGGCAAGCGCGGGGATAACGGACAATACACGCTCATCAGCGGCGAACGCAGATACAGGGCGTTCACGTTGCTCAATTCGCAGGGCAACGAAGGGTATAAAACAATACCGGCAGTCGTTGACGGAGAGCAAAACCCGCTGCTGGTCAAACTCAAACTCATCAGCGCAAACGCAACAGCACGTGAGCTGTCAGACTACGAGAAGACAGAACAAGCGGCGCAGATCGAGCAGATTGCAAAGCAACTCAAACAGCAGGGGGTGGATCTTCCGGGGCGCGCGCGGGACATCACGGCGCAGGTTCTCGGAGTATCGCCAGCACAGGCCGGACGGCTCACCCGTATTGCGCACGATCTTGTGCCGGAGGTCAAAGAGAAGTTCGCCGCTGGTGACATAGGCGTGACCGAGGCTTACGATGTGGCGACGCTGCCGCCAGAGCAGCAGGTGCAGGCGGTCGAGGCGCGCGCGGCAAAGCAAGCGGAACCGAAAGCAACGGGCACAGCGCAGCCAGCCAAGCCGCAGAAATCAGTGCAGCTAGCTGATGAGCGGGAGAAACCCCGCAACAAGGCGACTACTTGGATGGACGGTTTTGAGCATGACACTGAATTGATGAGTGCGGCACTTTGTTTGGAACACTGGAATGAGATGGCGTGCCATCCGTCAGAGTTTAAGCTTCTCAAATCGCTGATTCTACAAGAGGCGGCGATGCAGAAGAAAAGAGCAGAGTGAGGATTACACCATGCAGACAATGACAAAACGGCAGGCGGCGGAATTACTGGGAATATATAGGCTGATGATAACTTGTGGAATATCAGGAGTTAAGCCAGATGCATTCATGCTTGGGTTTGTATCTGCGCTCGATATGGGGATAGAAGCATTAACAAAGGACAACGAAACAACCGTCAAGGAGGATGAGCATGGAACAGAGTAACGACCAGCGCGCGGGAATCGACACCGCAGCAGAAACAGCCGAAGCACTCGCGACAGTGATCGCAGATGCCAGAACAACCCTGCAAGCCTACATGGATAACGCAGGCGGCAACACGAACTATTTCAAGTCCATGGAACTGCTGCTGCGCAACTATCCGCAGCTGGCACAGTTGGTGATTGATGCTGACTTGTACATGGAGGATGCCGACCGCAAGCGGGACAAGAGCATTGTTTCGTATCGGCGCAATGCTGGCGGGTTGCAACCGAGTGAAGCCGAGGACGAAGCAGAGCGCATCCGCGCGAGCAACTATGCGTACACGCGTGCGAAGTTCGACGAGATCGACAGCGTGGTCAAAGTGTACAAAGATCGCAAAGAGATGCGCGTGGTGCGGATGTACTACTTCGGGCAGGATGCAGACGGAAAACAAAAGCTGCCGTCTGAGAGACAGACCACATTTGAAGACATTGCCGTTGATCTTGGGATCGATGAGAAGACCGCGCGAAGATGGCGCAGCGATCTCGTGAATGATATGGCGGTTGCTCTCTTCGGCAAATGTGCAGCCGTTGAAGCAGGAGCATACCGCGGACAACGCAAGAGAGGGTTGACAAGCGCGAGTTAATGCCCGAATCGTGCCCGATTGATGCCCTTGATGTTGCCGCTCAACGAGTTATAATTATTACTGTGATCTTGTGTACAAACGAGAGACACACAAAAAGCGCTGACCGTCTGCACATCCGGCCAGCGCTTTTTCTTTTGAGGTGATCGGGTGACAACCGAAGATATCAGGCGATGGATCGCGGACGGCGAACTGTGGAGGTTCTACACTTCTCGCACATGGAAGCGCCTACGCGATGAGGTCATGCGGGATTACAAAGGCGAGTGCCAAGACCATAGAGAGAAGCATGGCAAGTTCATGGCTGCTACCATGGTGCATCACGAGAAGGAGTTGCGAGACAGGCCAGACCTAGCATTGCAAAAGTTTTATATCGACGAGCAAGGGCGTAAGCATCGACAGCTTACGCCCTTGTGCGATGCATGTCATGAGACACGGCACCCGGAACGTCTCAAACAAAACCATAAAGCAAACGAACCGTGGCCGGAGCGGTGGGACTGAAAAAAAGCACACCCCCCCGGTCGAAAAAAACGCATTCTAAAATTTTTACCGTCTACTCGGTAGGGTTCAGGACAAAAGCGCTCTCGCGTGAGCGCGCGCGTGAAAGGGGGGGTGGGGGTATGCCAGTAAAAGGCCGCGTCCAAGTGCAGAACTACTTGAATTGTGAGCTGTACAAAAAGATTCAAGAAGACCTAGAAAAACAGCTAATTCGTATGGGCAATGACAGCCCTTATGCCTTTGATTTGATTCACGACTACATGGAATTTTGGGTAACCAAGTGCTTGCTGGAGGATGATATCAGGCGGCGCGGGGTTATGGTCACATACAACAATGGCGGTGGTCAGAAAGGCAAAAAGAAAAACGATTCAGTCGAATTGAAGATCAAGGTCACACAGCAAATGACGGCAATTCTAGACAAGCTCAACATCAAGACGACACTTATTGTGCCAGAGAACGGAGACGGAAACGGCAACAAGAGCGGTGGAGACGATGACGACCTGTGAGCTAAACCGTCATGTGCTGGAATGGATCGAGATCGTCGAAAAGGACACGATTGGCAACTGCATCGAGCAGCAGCAGCTTGCGGCGTATATTCGCAAGTGTTTTGCAGAGGAAGCCATATACACGGATGAAGTCTTGCTTGAAAAGTATCTCCGGCAGGAGAAGTATTTCCCGTTCGATCTGATTCCTTGGGAAAAGTTCTGCATCGCGCTGCATCTTTGCACGTTCTGGACAGAGAGCGGATTACCGCGCTGGCCGGACTTGTTTATGCTGCTGGGGCGTGGAGCGGGAAAAGACGCTTTTATTGCCTTTGAGGGATATTGCTTACTGTCGCCGCACAGTGCATTGCCGGAGTATGACGTGGATATCTGCGCGAACGTCGAAGAGCAAGCACTGCGCCCGGTGCGAGATGTTGTGTCCGTACTCAACAACCCGCAAAATCGCGTGAAACTGAGTAAGTATTTTAACTGGACGGCGGAGCGGGTGACCGGGGCAAAGCTAAACGGAGTAATGCGCGGGCGCACAAAAAATCCGAGCAGTAAAGACGGAATGCGCAGCGGCATGGTCGTTTACAACGAGCTGCACCAGTATGAGAACTATGACAACATCAAGGTTTTCGCCACGAGCTTGGGAAAGAAAAAACATCCGCGCAGGCTCTACGCGACAAGTCAAGGCGATGTCAGAGATGGCCCGCTGGATGATATGCTTGACCGCTCCGAACAAATCCTAAAAGGCGAAATATCGGACAATGGGTTGCTGCCGTTTATCTGCCGACTGAACAATAAAGACCTCGTACATGACGAACGCTGCTGGTCGCAAGCGAATCCGACGTTGCCATATGCGCCAACGCTCATGGGGGTCATCAAGAAAGAGTACATCGAGTGGTGCGCAAATCCGGGTGCGAATGCGGACTTCATGACAAAGCGAATGGGACGGCCTCAGTCGGATGCGGTCTTGCCAGTAACGAAGTATGAAAACATCAAGGCAACGGCGTTTATCATTTCACCAAGCGGAGAGAAAACGCCTCGCGTAATTCCTGACCTACGCGGGCGGTCGTGCGTTGGAGGAATCGACTATACATTGCTCACGGACTTTGCAAGTGCAGACCTGCGGTTTTGGGTGGAT